CCCTCCACCCGTTAGGGACAGACCTCAGTTTACAACCAAGGTCCGAGATCGTACCACTGCTTAACAAGGCCTTTCGCAAGACGAATTCTGGTTCGGTTCGCTAAGGGAATAGAGTTATACTCCCCAAGCTGCCTTTCCAGGATCCATCCGCGAATCGCTTTAAGCCTTGCACGGTCTTCTAGGGCCCGGAATAAACCGGTCCTCAATAACGACGCGCCTATGACACTTAGGGTATCATCCCTATTTTTCATAGACCAAAGAGAAGCTAGTAAATAGCCCTCCGTGTCATCATAACGAGTTAAGCTCGTCTCAGCAAGGAAAGCGTAGAAGTACCCTTCGTACCCTAAGGTACGTCGGTTCTGCGCGGCCCTTGTGGGGGCAGCTTCATCAAAGTTAGAGATGAAACCGCCATCTCCTTGACCTTCAGGTATCCGCAGCCGTAAAGCGGCGGGTACATGCTGTACAAGGAGCTCAAATGCGCTCCGCAGTCTGGAATCACAGCCGTAAGAGTTCCGGCGATGAGCCATTCTGCGTATTGCATTTGCCAACCGGTAAACGGACTGAAGTGATGCCACTCTATCTTTTAGATAGATTGGTTTTACGTCGCTACCCAAGTAATAATGGGCTCCACAGCTCTCGCGAAAAGGAGAGTCAATATGACTCTTCTTAACGTTAATGCGAAAGCCGTAGAATTCCAAACACTTGGCGAAGAGCGGGTAGGCAGCCGCCGGCAATATGACGTCATCACCGTAGGCGCTCACACCCCGGGTATTTATCCCGAGGTACTCTGTGCAGCATAAAGCTACTGCATAGAAAATGAGCGATTCCAGCTGGAAAGTGAAGCCGTTCCCCATACTGGAGAACTTCTCCCACTTCTGGCTGACTCCACCTACCTTACCGTAGTGAGATCGACAAGCGTCCAAAAGATGGTACCATCGGGGAGGGAGTAATTCCTCCACTACGGCACCAGCAATGGAATCGCTAGCGCTGCTCAAATCAATCGTGGCGAGGAAGTTAGTTTTACTACCTTCTTTCGACAGGTTTTGATTTTTGCTTTGCCAGCGCAAGTCGACACCACGCCTCCGTAGCCTTTTCCCAATCATTTCGCCAGCTGAGCTTTGGAACCAGAGGTTTATTCCTGGCTCCACGGCGATAACTCGATTGGTCGAGGCGTCCTTCGGCACAGTGATCACCTTATTCCCGGTGTCATACGTTGGAAACGTATTCTTCCGGAGTATTCTACTCCACGCGGGGTAACATACCTCGAGCGTTTCGAAGGGGATAAGGTCGTACAGATCACGTGTTATTCCAGTTTCACACTGGAACTTTTTGGCTGGACTGGCGTCTCTACGCTTTATCAACGTAGTCGCGCCAGGGCCCCAGTCTGGCATCATGAAGAACTCTTCGGCATCAAAGTCGCCCAGAATCGACGCTATTTTTCGACAGACTGCATCATGCAGCCTGACGATGACTCCGCGATATAGCGGGTCATTAGCGAGGTTCCTGAAACGACGATTAGTCTGCTTACACAAAGCTTCAAATTCTCGAAACTTCGTCAACGCTACCTCGTCCAAATCGCGGTTCAACTGTAAACCAGTGAACTTCGACAAGAACTTAGTGGCGGCGTAAGCATCCCGGCAAGCCTGCATATCTCTATACAGGTTAGGATTGAACTCGAGTCCAGCAATCTGCTCATGCTCCATATTTCTATAGAGTATGGCGACCGTCAAGGCTCTAGGACAATCAAGGGACTGAAGATACTCCATGATCACCTCAGATTCAAAACCTGAGGTTACACGGTAGGACAAGGCCCCTTTAAGGAAGCCTTTAGCATGCTTCTGAGAAGACACGTTACGTACTCCTTTCGTGTGGTCCTGCGGCGGCTATAGC